CACATCTTACAGAAGGTCTAGGATTAACTAACCCATCTTTGTTATATCAAGATGGTCTTTACTTATTAAACCTAAGACATGTTCAATACACTCTATATCATAGTGAGGGACAGCAACAGTTTCAAACTCCCTGGGGTCCTCTAGCTTATCTTAATCCAGAAGATGATGTAGTTCTAAGAACAACTAACTATATCTGTGAGTTAGATCCTAATACTTTAGCTATTGAAAAAACCCAAAGGGTAGATACATCTAAATTAGATATTGAACCTGTGTGGGAATTTATTGGTCTTGAAGATGCAAGAATAGTTTATTGGGATAATAATATATACCTATCAGGTGTAAGAAGAGATACTAAACCAGATGGTGAAGGAAGAATGGAGTTATCTGTTATTGAATCCGGAGCTAAAGAAACTAAGAGAACTAGAATAGAACCACCAAAACATTCATACTGTGAGAAGAACTGGATGCCTATTCTTGATATGCCTTATCACTATGTTAAATGGACTAACCCTACAGAGGTAGTAAAAGTTGATCCCAAAACGGGAACATCTAAAACTATCTATATCATAGAGCAAGATATTAATTTTCCAAGAGATATCAGAGGAGGATCACAAGTTATTACTGTAGGTAATCACAGAATTGCACTTACACATGAAGTAGATCTATGGAAGAATGAGCAAGGAAAGAAAGATGCTCAATACTATCATAGGTTTATTGTCTGGGATATGGAGTGGAACATAGTTGCACACTCTGATGCATTTAAGTTTATGACTGCAAATATTGAGTTCTCCTGTGGTTTAGCATATGATGGTAAAGACTTTATCATTCCATTTGGTTTCCAGGACTCTACGGCCTTTATTTTAAGATTACCTATACATACATTTGAAACATTAGTAGATCTAAATCTAGATTTAAAGATAAACTATAAATCTAAAGGAGTAACTCCTAATAAACTTGAGCAGTTTATATTAGATCCTTTTAATGCATATAATAATTTTCTTCTAGGAGAGTATTATTTTGAACAAGGACATACAGCATCTGCACTATCATTTTACTTAAGATCTGCAGAATATGGTAAGTTTAATCTTGCAATATATGACTCACTATTAATGATAGCTAAATGTTTAGCTATTCAAGGTAGAAGAGGTACCACAGAAAAGGGCCTATGGCTAAATGCTGTAGCTTTTGCACCAGAAAGACCAGAAGCTTATTTATTTTTAAGTGAATGGGCAGAGTCAAGACAACAATATCATGATGCATATGCATATGCTGTGACAGGAATTGCTAATGCAGCTAATGCTTCAGCTATTACTCCACATGTAGGATATGAAAATGTATATCAATTATATTTCCAAAAAGCTGTAACAGCATGGTGGATTGGAAGATCACAGGAATCTAGAGATGAGTTTATTAAACTAGTTAACCAGGGAGAAACTTTAAATGATAAGTATAAAAAACTAGTTCAATCTAACATAACTTCATTAGGTTCTGGACCAGATCCATTCTTAAGATATCACAAAGGATTTTATGATCAACTAAGATATAAGTTCCCAGGAGCAGAAACAATTGAGAAAAACTATTCTCAAACTTATCAAGATATGTTTACTTTATCTATGTTAGATGGTAAAAGAAATGGAACATACTTTGAGATTGGTGCAGCAGATCCATTCCATGGAAGTAATACAGCTCTGTTAGAAGAGTTTGGATGGACAGGTACCTCATTAGAAATACTACCACATGAAGTTGAAAAGTTTAAACAACACAGAAAGAATGAAGTTATTCTATGTGATGCAACAAAATTTGATTACTCTGTACTTAAAGGCCACATTGACTACTTACAAGTTGATTGTGAGCCACCCGCAACTACCTATGAGATCCTTACAATGTTACCTTGGGATAACTGTTCTTTTGGGGTAATTACATATGAGCATGATTATTATACAGATGTATCAAGGTCCTTTAGGGAAAAGTCTAGAAATTTCTTATTAAGTAAAGGGTACTTGTTAGTAGCAAGTAATATTGCACCAAATGAGACAAGCTGTTATGAAGACTGGTATGTACATCCAAAACATGTAGACAAAAAGATAATTAAACAGATGTTAGCTGCAGATAATACAATTAAAAATGCAGAGAAATATATGTTTGGAAAGTTGTAATTTTTTTTGTATATTATAGATATGAAGTATTTTATATATCTATTACTTTTAGTTTTTGTTAGTTCTTGTTCTCTTGAAAAAAGACTAGCTAAGTATTGTCCATTATGTCTACAGAAAGATAGTACTACTACTGTGATACAATACAAAGACACAACAATCAAAATCCCAGGAGAAACAGTTTACTTACAAGATACCTTATATTGTGATTCTTTAGGTAATGTTCTTTCCACACTTAACGGAGTACTTAGAGATAAAGAAGGTAAACTTATAAGTTTACAAACTAAACTTCAGAATAATGTTTATACCTCTAGGGCAAATGTTCAGACTATCTACAAAACAATTAAAGGTAATGATGTATATCATACCAAGGTAGTAACTAAAACATTAAAGCCAGAAAAAATTAAGTATATTCCTTGGTGGGTAAATTTCTTAGCTGTGGTGGGTGGTATTGTGATGATTATAATTTTAACATATGTAATTATAAAAATTGTTAGATCTCAGATCCCTTTACCATGAAAACAAAAATAACACTAGCTATCTTGTCTATATTCTCTTTCTTTGCTCCAATAGAACTATGTGCAATTCTATTAATGACAATCATCTTTATAGATACAATAGTAAAACTTATATCACTTAAAAAGATTGCTTGTGTAGAAGGTAGAAAATACAGAGATGTATTCAAATCAAAAATACTTAGAAGAGGTTATATATTTAAAGCTGCAGGTTATTATATTTTTGCAGGAGCTTTGTTTCCATTAGACTATTATGCACTTACCCCATTTAGTAATGGAGCAATAAAAGCATTAGGTTATGGATTTACACTTCCTACAACAGCTCTGTATACTAACTTCTTATTATGTATATTTGCTATAATAGAGTTATCATCTATCAATGAGAACTGGTTTGACATTACAGGTAACAATATGCTTAAGTCTGTATTTGATACAGTTAAGAAAATTAGAGGAACAATAGAAAAAGCATCAGATACTTATAAGAATATCAAAAATTGATATATGAGTTATAGTTATTTACAAGAAGAGAAATCTCCAAAGATATTAGTAGAAGCAGTAAAGATGCTTGGTACTAAAGAAGTAGTTGGTAAGGTACACAATCCTGTAATCTTAGGATGGGCTAAAGAACTTGGTTTATCTAAAGTTTATACTAATGATGAAATTCCTTGGTGTGGATTAGCTGTAGCATATGCTGCACATCAAGCCGGAGTAACAGTAGTAGACAAACCCCTATGGGCTCTATCCTGGGCTACATACGGTACTAAAGTAACTGAACCTATGTTAGGTGACATACTTACTTTTAAAAGAGATGGTGGAGGACATGTAGGAATATATGTTGGAGAAGATAAAGATTGCTATCATGTACTTGGTGGAAACCAAGGAAATGCCATGAGTGTAACAAGAATAGTAAAAACAAGATTGTATCAAGCAAGAAGAACAGCATGGAAAGTAGCGCAACCTGCAAATGTCCGTAAGGTCATGTTGGATGCAAAAGGTACAATCAGTAAAAATGAAGCATAATGAAATTTAGAAACAACTGGAATTCCCCTGCCAAACAATGGGACAAATTAGCAATTAGATTAAGAATATCTACATTAGATATCTTAACTATAGAAGTAGATATCTCAAGAGAGTTCTATATGCTAACAATTTTAAACTTTACATTTAAAAACAGATAAGTACTTAAACTTATTAAATGCACAGTAATCCAGGTATGTTCTATATCTGGATTTATTTTTTTAAATGTTTTTTGTTTAAACAAAAATTGTATATTTGTCTAAACTTTAAATATATAAAAATGGAAAATCAACAACCAGAACAAGAGATGTCACATGAAGAGTTGACAGCAAGAAAAGAGGAAATGAAAGCATTCTATGAAGAATCAGTTCCTTACTTAGAAGCTCAAGCAAAGTATGAAAAGCTTTTGACAGACATTGAAGAAGCAAGATTTAAAAGAGCTAATTACCAATATCAGTTTGCTATGATGATGGCTCAGAGTGAAGAGGCGGAGAAAGAAGCAAAGAATTCATCTGAGGCACCAGAAAGAAAGCTTAAAAAAGATTAATTATGGCACTTGTTAATCAAGTACAGAAACGTGTTAAAATGCCCAAATGGGATGTTGTAAAGTTTCAGATTCTTACTCATTGTTATATTAACCGTATTGCAATGAGTGAATCTGATCTAAACTGTTTAACCTTACTCAGCTTTAATGAACCCATTGAGTTAACAAGCTTTTGTTATGATGCATCTTCTGATGAAGAAGGTATATTTAAGTCTCCACAGACTGTACGTAACTGTATTAATAAAGCTGAAAAAAACGGATTAATAGTAAAGGATGCAAAAAATAAAAAGATTATTATGATCAATCCTGATCTAAAAATCCAAACAGAAGGAAACATATTGTTAGACTATAAATTCTTAGGTAATGATACCAAAGAAAGCGTCTAAACTTTACAGAGAAACAGCAGAAGAACTAAATGTTGAGGAAGCATTAGTTGAAAATTTTGTAGAGTTTCTTTACAAAAATGTAAGAGGCTGTTTATCTAACCTAACATATCCAAGAATAAATGTGGAAGGATTAGGTCACTTTAACACAAAGTCTAGTTGGATAAGAAGATCAATTCAAAGATCTACTAAATTATTAGAAAATCATGATACCTCAACTTTTGGTGCCTATTCAAAGAAGTTGCGGATACAAGATAAACTTGATCTTCTTATTGAGCTGGAGAAAAAGATCACCCTAGAAGAGCAGAGAAAATCAACATTTAAAAATGAAAAGTATGAATCTATTAAAACAAATTTGGAAGGAGAAGCACAGAATAATGGAGGGGATTAAAAACTCTATTATCCGTGATGAGTTTGTAGAAGATATAGCAGAACTAAGACTTGCTGTTTGTAATCAGTGTCCAAGTAAAGGAAAGAAGTGTGCTGTTAAAGGTACAGCTCCATGTTGTAATGAATGTGGTTGTTCCCTTGGTTTCAAGACCAGATCATTATCATCTGAGTGCCCTTTAGGTAAATGGGGAGCATTACTGTCAGAAGAAGAAGAAGATAAACTAGATGCCTTATGAGTATAATATTTAATGCAGCAGATCATAGTTACAAAAGTCAAGATGATAGCGGTATTGATTGGATCAGTGTAACTACATTAGTCTCACATTTTAAGAAAGCTTTTGATGCAAAGAAAGTTGCTGAAAAAGTTTCTAAGAATAAAAGATCTAAATGGTATGGTATTGAACCAGATGAGATTCAAAATATATGGAACTCTGAGTCAACAAGAGCAATTACCTTAGGAACATATTATCATAACCAAAGAGAATCTGACTTGTGTTCATTAGCTTCAATGGAAAGAGAAGGTGTAACTGTTCCTGTCTTTGCTCCTTTACCAGAAAAGGATGGTGCAAAATATGCTCCCTTACAGAAGTTAGAACCAGGAGTATATCCTGAACATATGGTTTATCTTAAGTCTGCTAGTATCTGTGGGCAATCAGATTTAGTAGAAGTGGTTAATGGTAAAGTAAATATCATTGATTATAAAACTAATAAAGAGATAAAGACTGAATCTTATGTGGATTGGGAAGGCAAATCAGAAAAATTACTTGCACCAGTAGATAGTTTAGATGACTGTAATTTTAATCACTATGCATTACAGCTTAGTATTTATATGTATATTATTCTTAAGCATAACCCTAAGTTAAAACCTGGTAGAATATTTATACACCATATTACATTTGAACAAGAGGATGTTGATAAGTGGGGATATCCTGTTGCTAAACTTGACAGCAATGATGAGCCTATAGTAAAAGAAGTTGTTCCTATGGCCATTCCTTATTTAGTAGATGAAG